GTCATACGCTGCCGCCTCTTTACGCAGCATCTCAATCAAAGAGCCTTCTGCACGTTGATAGCGTCCAGCTTTGATTTCTCGCTCAATCTGCTCAACCTTGGTTAAGGTTTTGCCGTAATCTTCTGTTGCGTGACGCAGTGCAACAAGGTCTTTTGCAGCATTGTTAGAGTCACGCTCTACTTGTTTGGTGAATTCGTGAAACGTCTGCTTTGCCTTGGAAATCTTGACTTCAAGCTCTGCTGTGTCAACACCAAAAACAATACCAAGTCGAGCAATATTACTTGAAGCCATTATTTTCTCCTTCTCGCCATTTTATTCGCATATGACGCTAAATACTCAGCAAAACTTGTTTTGAAATTGTTCACAACTGTTTCTGCATTTTGCTCCAAGGCTCTACGCAAAAAAGGCTGTGCGGGAATTTTCTTTGTGCCAAACTCTTGAGCCAAAGATACAGCACTTCTTTTGACAGATACAACGGCAATTGCTGCATCTGTTGGGTTTACATGAATTGATTTATGATCTCTTTTTGTCGGGATTCTTGCGTCCAATCGAACAGTGTCTCGCAAGTGAATTGGACTTTTTTTAGTTCTAGGCGATGGATCGTATGGCGCAGTTGCCCTAACTTGATCCGCAACAGGAGCCATTGCATCTTTTGCGGCCTTGACAATTGTGGCTCTTGCTGCTGAATCAGCACGATTCATGTCCATCAGTTCAGAAAGTTTCGCCTCAAGTTCTTCCATGCCCTCGACACGAAACATCCTGTTTTTGCCTTCAGGAGTCCAAGAAACCATTTTATTCTTTCAGGTAAGCCTCCGAACCCGGTCTTGTAGCCAAGAATGCCATCAATTGCTTGCTGGCTTGCTCTTGCTGTTGTTCCTTTGTCAGTGGCGGGACAATGTAATCGTGCGTTGATGGAAGAACGTCTTTCATCGTAAACGGTCTTGTCGTCTTCTGTATTTTCGAGTTTAAATTGCCTGTGGTCAAGGAACTTAGCGCAAGCAGCAGCGCCTTGTTCCCAATCATGCCATCAGACAGCATAATCTCGATATTCCGCATGTCGTCCACAGGAACATCATCTGGACACCCACCATGAGCGTACACATACGCTCGGGCTTGTAGGTGAATGTCCTGAATTAGTTTTTTCGAGAATCCTTATATCCCGGCTGAATTGACTCAGAAATTCTTGCAAGCATTTCAAGTTGAACAGCCGTGGGCCATTCAGCTTCAATTTCTTCGTATGTGATGTCATCAATCGTTCCATTCACAGGAACCAACAACTTGATGTACTCCACCACTCGGTTTTCCATTTGCAAAATGGTTTGAACCAATTCCTTAGTGGAGCGCCCTTCAACAATCACATCATCGTCAGTGACAACAACACCTTCAACATCCGAGACATTTCGGAAAGTTGAAGTCATTTTGTCAAAACGGATTTTGAATTCAGTTGCATCAACTTTATTGATGCGGTCTTGAATGTCATCAAGTTCTTTGGACAGCGGAACACGAACTTTAAATTCGTGACCAGCAAGTTCAAACGTCTTGGTGCGGAGGTTGGTTGTTTCGCCAAAGGCTGAAGATAGTCTTGTCATGGTCGTGTGGTTTTGATGATCTTGTGATAAATCAACTCGTTCAAGTTGATTGCATAATCTACCGCCTCAAGTGGCGTTAGCTTGTCTGCGTGATTCCGCGCAATATCATGAGCAAGAGCAATTGCCGTGATGCGCTGTTGAGTAAACCCAAACCAATTTTTGGATGAATCGGATTGGGCTACAAGAAAATTTAGAAGGTCGTTGCTGTCTTTTACTATCATGTTTTTTACTCTGTTGTGTCTTGTGCAACTTCCTCAATAACCACCACAGGGGCAGTTACGTTGTATTTTTTGAGCAGTGCCAAAGCAATAGCTTCAGCAGTGTCTGGTTTGGCTGTGGCTTTTGCAAGTTCAGCAGCGTCCACCACCATGCCACGGGCGACAAGATCAATGTCCCCGTAGCTGGTCACAATCGTTTCAATTGCGTCAGTGACTTTCATCAGTTGTTCGACCAGCCGTACTGGTTGCCTCGCGGATGAACAGTGAAAGTGCATTTGGCTTCAGCACCGGGCTGAGAGTCTATCTGGAACTGGCCTACACGCCCGTTAAAGGCATAAGCAACAGTGTTTGTACCATCCACAGCAGCCACAACAAATGTGCGGTCTACAGTGCCAGAATAAGCGTCAGAACGGATTTGCAGCAAAGCCGAATCGGAAGGGTTCCAAGCCGCCGTAATGGTCAAACTTGTTGGAGCCGCCTGAACTGGAATCTTGTCGCTTTGACGAGAACCGGCAACACTGAAACTTGCCACCGCATCGTCCATGCCGAAAGCAGGGATTGCTTCAACAGGAACAGCAACACCAGCAGCGCCAGTGCCGTTTGCAGAAGTGCCAACAATGGTTGTGACTTGAGCCAGCCAAACGGACAAGTTAGCAGTGGTCAATGGAGTTGGAGTTGCAGCCGATTGCATCCACAGCGAGGTGCTAAAACCGGGAAGAACTTTTGTTGGGATCGCCATGTCAACTCCTTAGACGTTGTTGGACCAACCGTACTGGTTGCCACGGGGGTGAATCGTAAAGGTGCATTTTGCTTCAGCGCCGGGTTGAGAATCAATTTGGAATTGACCAACACGCCCGTTGAATGCGTAGTACACAATGTTTGCGCCTTCGGTGGCAGAAACCACGAAAGTGCGATCAATCACGCCAGAATAGGCATCTGCCCTCATCAACAGCAAGTTTGTGTCGGAAGGGTTCCAAGCAGCAACAATGGTCATGCTGGTGGGCGCTGCTTGCACAGGGATTTTGTCCGATTGACGAGAACCGGCAACGCTAAAACTTGCAACAGCGTCATCCATGCCAAAAGCGGGAATTGCTTCAACAGGAAGCAAATTGCCGACAACAGCAATGGGAGAAACCGAGGCAACCAAAGACAACTGTGCAGTAGTCAAAGGAGTTGGCGTAGCGGTTGGTTGTGCGTATAGCGCAGCACTAAAACCGGGCAAGACTTTGTTTGGTAAGGCCATTTTGAGTATCCTTCAAAAGTTGAACAATTGTCTTATATTAGGCTGGAATGTCAATGGTGCAATCCAAATAGATTTGCGCCATTTTTTCCTCGTTGTTGTAACTGTTGTAAAGCCACATGACATCTGCTTTTGAGATGTAAAAGCCATCTGCCGGGCTTCCCAACAATCCACTGTATCCATGCAGGGACTGCAAAATCTGATTCGATATTGTAAAACCATCTTCAATCTGTTGAGTGAAAATAGAAATCTGAAATATCGGTCTGTCGATTCCCTTGTTGCTTTGCTGCGTTCCCGTATAAACCGGCTGATGCACATTCCTCAACATCCAAGTGATGAACTTGGGCTGCGTTGAAAAATTGCGGTTAAAAGCCGCATAAACGGGCACAGGCGTGACAATGTTTGCCAGTTGGTACTGGATAGCCTTGCCATAAACAACAGGGTTTAATTGAGTTGCCATTACACCGCCGTAACAGGGTCAGAACGATAACAGGTAAACAGCACCGTCATGCGATCATCCGACTCGCGCACATTGTCAATTCGCCAATCCTTACCGCGCCATGTAATTGAGTACAAGTCTTGGCTGTCCACAATCGTTTTCATGTTTGGCGTGTAGTTCAACGTGAATGTTGTCATGTCTTGATAAAGCCGATATTTATCAGCAATTTTCAAGCTGTTGGCAACACCAGCAACCCGAGCGCGAGTTTCAAACCACAATGTCTGCGTTGTCGATTGCTCACCAAAATCAGACTTGCCAAAAGACAAGTTGTTGATTGAGATGTTCTCAAAACGAGCAATTGCCATTTACATCACCAACGGTTTGTAGGGGCGCAGCAAAGTTGTCACGCCAAACGGAATGTCTTTCAATTTTGTCTCTGTTGCATTGGCTCGGTTGTTGTACAAGTGAGTCAGCAAAAGCAAGCCAGCCTGTTTAATCACAGGATAATTTGCCAATGGATTTGCAACAGTTGAATATTCCACAATGATTGGCGCAGACATCACCGAATTCACATCAGTCGGCAAATTATTTACGATGACTTTGTTGCCCGAGGCATCGTAGTAATAGTTGACGCTGGAGATCGTCTGGAAAACTGGCGGGAAAGCATCATTCCAATAGCCCACCTTGCTGATAGTCACGCCAGATTGACTTGGAGAAAAGTTTTGGCTAACTTCTGGCAAGTCAAGACTGATTGGTGACGCAACAAGGCTCTCAGAACCGTACCAGACGCGATAAGTTACCGGAAAGATAGACATCCCCAAGTAATCCTCAATCGCCTGTCTGGTGGCTATTTCAAGGCTGGATAAATATGTGTCTTGGCTTTCGTCTTGAAACAAGTTTAGTTGTTGCGTAATTTCATCAAGAGTCAGCCACGCAGTAAAACTATCACGGGCAATCTGCTCAACCTTTGCATAGTTGAACGGATTGCGTGTTTGCGCCCCAAAAGGCGCAGCGTATTGATAGTTGTCAACGCTCATGTTTAAGTCTCAATTGAACGAACACCAGCAAAAACGTCACGCACAGAACTGACCATACGCTTTTCAGCATACATGGTCACAAAACCGGGCGTTGTCTGTTCCATTGCCTGAATGGTCATTTCTTCCACATCAGCAATGGTCATAAAACGAGGCCAGTTGGCAAGGTACATTGACTTGCAACCCACAACACCTGTTGCGTCCAAATATGGGTTTGGAATAACCGGGAATCCAAATACATGAAGCAGCGAACCAGCTTCAGCGGAGCCAATGTCAATGAACGAGTAGCCACCGCCGCCGTGAGCATAGTTACGCAGGGTTTGAATGGCTGTTGGGTGCATCATCCAAGCAGTACCCGGCATAGACCAGTATTGCGCTGGCAGAGCATTTGCCATTGCAGACAATGTTTCCGCTTCAAGGCCACCAGTGTTGTTGTACCCCACAGTAGCCAAAGTGTGCAAGCCGTTTGTAATCGCTGTGCCGCTTGTACCAAAGGCAGCCGCAGCACCAGCAGCGCCGGGGTAGCTATTCAGGCCGCGCAAGCCATCAGTGCCACCAGTGGAGGTAGTGACTGAACCGGCTTGGTCATTGTTGAGTCCACACGATGCGCCTTCAAGTTGGGCAAATTCCATCATCAGGTCTTCGACCAGTTCGGCGTTCAATCCGTTGACATCCGACAGCACAGCCGAACGAACGGGCAATTGTGCAGAAATCACGCGAGTTGGCAATTGCCAAATGCTTGTGTTGATGTTGGGTGAACCACTGTTGGGGTTGACTGTGTAACCCCAAGGGTTTGTGCTGTCAGCAGCGTTACCAGTTTTGCAGACAAACTGGACAGCAGAATTTCCGGGTACTTTGATGTTTCGTGCGCCTTGACGAAACGGGTTGGCATATCGCAGGGCAGCAAATGCTTCATCAAAGTGAGTGCGACCACCGACATTCAAGCCTGAACCAGTGATGGCAGATGCCTCGCGCAAGTCAATCGTGACTTTATCGCCAGGTTCCA